TGGTGGGTGGCTCCGACGAACCAACCGTTGGGAAACAGTGCTTGGTGTTCGTGGAAGTGTCCGAAGAAACAAGCAGCAAACTTGTCACGAGGCACATCCGAAACAGCAATGTCTCCATCGTTGACGAGAACATAATCACTACCTACCTTGGCCCCCTGCATACCTAGGTGTCCGAAGAGTATGCTTGGCTTGTCCGTGTACTCCGCCAAACCTGCCGCCACTCCTAGGCGTCTCTTGGTCTCCTCTAAGTTCTCGGAGTAGGGTGCGAAGACAAACTGAGCCTGCGGTAAATCTCGGGCTCCAACCTTGTCGTACACATGTACGAACTCGCTTAGTTCTCCCAGTCCCACGAGGTGGTGGCAGTGTCCTGCACGGTCTCCCATATCGTGGTTGCCTGGAATGAGGAAAAGCTCTATGTCCTCTTCTTCAAACTTCTGGATGCGGTCCACGATAACGTGGCGCACATCCGTAGGGACGGACGTTCGACGATGGAACAAGTCCCCACAAAAAACGACGTGCTTGATTTCCTGTCGGATAGCATACGCTAGTATCTCATCCAATACAGCAGCACAGTCAGCCAGCCTAGAGTTGTATAGCCCTCCCAGACCTGGGATGGTAGTCCGCGTAGCTCCATACGTATGATTATGCGCGTGGAAGTCTGAGAAGACTATAAACTCAAAAGGCTTTGTCATTAGAGTGTACTCCAGATTAGGAAGTTCAAAGTCACTGCTATCACTCCGAAGAGCGCAGCCATCAACACTAATCCAGTACTCTTTTTACTTGGTTTCGTCATCGTCTTTGCTCGTTACACCGTAGTTGTTGGTGAGAGCACGCTCTTGGCGTGCGTACATACGCAGCATGGCCGCGTGGTTATGGAGCTTCTGATTGCGGTCACTCTTCGTAGAGTCCACCATCAGGTCCGCGATAGCCTTTGCCAAGGACTCCTTGGTGATAGGCTTCTCTTCAGGAACGTCCACATGTGGGACATCAATAGGTGCTTCTTCTTCCATTAGAACCCGTAGTGTGCTCTGACCTGTGTTTCGATAGTGTCGAACTCATCAGGATTACCAGTAAACCAATCAAGCGCACCATCGCGTCCTTGACCAATGTTCTCGTTATTGTACTTGAACCAGGAACCGCTCTTCTCTACAATACCTAGAGTAACAGCTGCGTCCAGGATCTCTCCTGCCTTGTTGATACCCAGACCGAACACGATATCGAACTCACACTTACGGAAAGGCGGAGCGACCTTGTTCTTCTTCACCGTACAACGTGTACGGCAGCCAGGAACGTCTTCACCTTTCTTGATGTTTCCGATACGCGCAATCTCCACACGCTGCGAAGCGTAGAAGGGTAAGGCCTTACCACCAGAGGTGGTTGTTGGGTTTCCGAACATGACACCAATCTTCTGACGAGTCTGGTTGATGAAAACCAGCGTTGTCTTCGATTTGTGTACGGGACCAGCGAGCTTACGCAAGGCCTGGCTCATCATTCGAGCCTGTGCGCCTACGTGGTAGTCTCCCACCTCTCCCTCAATCTCTTTGATTGGAGTGAGCGCCGCAACCGAGTCAATAACCACAATGTCAAAAGCATTCGATTCAATCAACTCCCGTGCAATGTTCAAAGCCTGCTCTCCGCTGTCTGGCTGAGACAGAACGAGATCGTCCATGTCTACTCCCAGATTCTGAGCGTAGTCAGGATCTAATGCGTGCTCAGCGTCGATGAAAGCCGCCAGGCCTCCAGCCTTCTGAGCCTCTGCAATGGCGTGTAGGGTGAGCGTAGTTTTACCACTCGCCTCACTACCATAGATCTCTACCATACGTCCACGAGCCCAGCCGCCAACACCGAGTGCTGCGTCTAGTCCGAACGAACCAGAAGAGATAGTCTCAACATTGATCTTTTCCATCGAACCGTAGACACCAATAGTGCCTTTGCCGTGGTCTTTGTTGAGCTTCTTAAGTAGCGCTTCACGCGCTTTCAGTTTGTCGTCTTTATCCATAAATACCTCCAAAACGTAGCTTTGGAGGGCCACCTCACGAACCCCCTCGTAGGGGTGGCCCTCCTTGCTACCCCCTCACTTAGCCCTGGGCCAGTCGCTGTCGCATTTGCTCTTCGAGATCCGAAGAGGAGACAGGAGCCTTTTCCTCTGCTGCTTCTTTTTCAGCAGGGGCAGGCAGGCTTGGAGAGGTCTCGCTGGGCAGGAAGTTACCCACGAAATCCGCTGCTCGACCACTCTCTAGAAGTTCCATCATTCCATCACGGTCTAGAGTGTAACCAACCTTATCAAGGGCTGGAAGGGCCAAGTCCTCGTAACCGGTGTCAGTGGGATCAAGGTCAGGATAGACTTCGTAACGAGTCTTGAGCTTGTCCTTGTTACCGATCTTGTTGATACGAACGCCACGTCCCTCTTTGAGGTCGGTGATATCCTTACCGGAGGTATTGATGATTCCGAGAACCTGATCGAAGATTGTCAAAGGACAAGCGTAGATCTGGATCTTAGGATCGTTCACCTCAAAGGGACAGTCCTCCTGCGGGCGATTCTGCTTATGTTCAGAAACGTCTTGTGCAGTGTAGACTGGATCCTTGTCAACGATGACGTTGAGCATGTAGGTCTTCTTAGCACGGAGGTCTTTTACAAGACGCTGTGCCTCGACGTTGGACTTGTCTGCGCGAAGGGCTTGGACAACCTCACAGATTGGGCAGGTGCCCTCAAGGTCAGGTGTTTCCTTCGGACACAGAATCGGTCCCTTCTGGTCTTCTCCTACATTCCAGTGCTGAGCTACCTCGCGCCAGAACTGGCCATCAAGCGCTTCATCCCACTGTGGCATGATGCGAATATGATTGTCGCCGTTCTCTGGTCGCCAGAACTTAGCCCCGGCTCGTCCCCCGCCACGACTGAGTTGTTCCTCAGTGCGGCTCTTTTGTGCTGCTACTTTATCTAGTAATCCCATTGTATTATTTCCTTGTTAGTGCTTGTTGTTGTTTAAGAGTTATATCCGAGTTACCCTCGGCACGATAGTTTGCGCCCATTTGTATGAGCATATCGCGTCTGTGAATCATAGCGTCTTTTCCGGCTCTTAGCAAGCCTGTATTTCGCTTTGCAGTCAAATATTCCCCCTGAACTTGTTTGTACAAATCGTCCGTAATTACGACGTTTTCTACCTTCTTTTCGGTCATTTTGATGCCCGCAGCCTGAGCCTGCTGTCTCGCGTTAGCGTCACAGTGGGCGTAGGTGCGTTCAAGCTCTGCCTTGAGCCGAAGCTCAACGTCCAGAGCCAACTCATATGCGGTAGCGTACCAAGAGTACAAATCCGGGTGCTCCATGAAAGAGTCCTGAATGTGCTTGCTCTGAAGGTCCAGGTGCTCCCTCATGTTGTTGGGGAATGTATTTTCCCCGATTGTGAATACATCGAAGAGTTGTTGTGTCTCTTCTGCATCGTCCTGTGTCTCGTCACTCATTATAATCTCCCTCTAACCAGCCTGTTGCCTGAAGTACGTCGGCTAGGTAACTCATCATGCTTTTCAGCTGTGCCTTGCTCGACAGTGTAAGTACTGTTTCACCTTCCGCAAGTCCTTGTTTGGTGACATATTTAGAGAGTTCAAAGCCACCAGTATGAAGTTTGCAAAGAACCCAAGCAGGGTCGTCTTCTGTAGGGGTTACCTGCGCATCTCGGATCCGCTGCTGCTCTAAGTCATCCAGGCCTTGGATCAACTTCTCAAAAGCGGAGTCAACCACATCCATAGCAACTTCAACAGTTTCTTCAACGACGCCAGAATACGCAGGCTGCTTATTGGCAAGCCTAAGCTCGTCCAAGGCGAAGGCCAGGGCCGTCCCCTCCAAGCTCTCTACGCGGTCCTTCAACGGAGTGCCTGCCCACATATCTACCTGCTCGTGTAGACGCTCGATGTCGTCTCCAACAGCATCATAGGTGTGTTGTTCTAACTCTGACATGTGTTGCTCTAGCCGGAAGAGGCGGGCCTCTGTCAGCCTTAGCTTATTCTTTAGCTTCTTCTTTTTCATCCTAACCCCTTTTTATCTGCCCAACTCGTCGTGGAGTAGGCGAAATCAACCTTTAGTGGAACTAAGAAGTTGAAGTCCTCCATGACTTCCCGCTTCTTATTTAGTAGGCTCAGTTCTTCCTTATGAACATAAGACTGAATCTCATCATGCACAAGGTTAACAATGCGACTTTTTGTGTTTTTGAACACTTCTTCGTGAACCCTGACCGTGGCGAACTTGAAAACGTCCGCAGCTGTGGACTGAATGACAAAGTTTGGAGACTGCCTCATAGCCCGTCCTGCCATCCACTTGCCCTCATCTCCTAGGATTTTCACAGCATTTACGTGAGGCAGGTGGCGTACCCTACCAAAATAGTTGGGAATCTCAGCATTCTTCTTGGCTTCACGCTTACAACGATTTACAAAGCGCTTCACACCACGGTACTTACGGAAGTACGTATTGATGTACTCCTGGCAGGCTTCTACCCACACACTCTCGGGGGAATCCTTGAAACGTTCGGGGCGAGGGATCTGGTTAGAGAGGCCAGGTGCGCCAACACCATAAATGATGCCGAAGTTGATTCGCTTAGCCACAGTACGAAGCTCTGAGTACTTCTTATAGTACTCGTGCGTGTCGTCACTTGCGACAGCAATGAACTCGTCGTAGGGGATTGCGAACATCTCACAAGCGGTACGGGTGTGGATATCTTGGTCCTTGGCGTAGGCGTCCAGCATAACTGGGTCTTCAGAGAAGTGGGCTGTTAGCCTAACCTCAACCTGCGAATAGTCAGCAAAGACGAAGTAGTGGTCCTCTGGACATATGAAGGCCTTACGAATACGTGTATCACCGCGCGGGATGTTCTGCACGTTGGGCTCACGGCAGCTCATGCGGCCCGTAGTCACGTTCTGGTTGAAGTTCATGTGAATGAGGCTATCAGTGTCCATCTTATCTTGGATACCGATAGCGTAGGTGTTGAGGAGCTTCTCTGACTCTCGGAGGTACAGGATGTCGTCAACAATGGGATACTTTTTC